GGGAATAGACTTAACGACGTCACGTAATTCAGCGGCATAATCCTTAATGTCGCGGAATCCTTCTTTAGGTAATCCGGTGTATAAGTAATCCTGCTGTACGTATAGCAAGCGGATCTTAGACTCCAGTTCCATAAGAGGATCAGACGCAAAGACAAGTTCCTTCAATGGTACTCCTTTCATCCATGACTGAAAATATCGCTCCAGAACTGAAAGCGAACCTAAAGCAAAATCAAGAAGTTCCAGTGGATTCGTAACCTTCTCTGGGACCTTCACATACTTGAAGAATTCCTTTGGTACAATATCCTTGAAAACCTTGATACTCATAAGAGTGGCCATCAGTTTGTACATAGCTTGAAGAAGTTCACTATTCATCGTGTATTTGAGAAACGATCTCGCATCATCCACATATCCCTGAGAAATAATTTCAGCTTCGTCAATGTCTCCTACGATAGTGTATCCTTTCTTATACATCAAATTGTGGAAATGAAGTTGTTTGCAGACTCTCTTAAATTCACTCTTCTCATCCTTGAACAGCGGTGATATTATCAATACGCTCGACGTCAATAGATTGAGAGCTGCTGAGTACTTGTAATCCTCAGTATCAATGTATCTACGAACAAAATTCTTTGCGACAATGGAGACTATAGCGAAATCACTAGTCATTAATGCAGTAAATACGTCTATTACATCCATGTAAAATTCCAATTTAGCGATGAACTCCTTATCAGCTGGACTTAGGAGCTTACGGTCACAAACATGACTAGCGTAATAGGACACCTTATTGTAAAGTCCTGCTGTGTCGCCAGCAATAGTGCCAGCCAGCCTGAAGGGAGCTTGTTGGAAAACATTCCTCACAGCACCACATGTACTGCGCATAATGTCAGAGCAGGCATACTTGTTCGCACGAATATGTCTTCTCAAACAAGAATAACAAAAGGGTTTCCTATTATCGGGCGCTTGGCGCGGTGGAACAGGAGATTCTTTCTGCTCCTCAGAAGGAGGTTCTTTTACCTCCTCCCTGTGAGAGGGATTCTCTCCTTTTTCCTCCGATTGATCAGGATTACCCTGAGTAACGCATCTAAAATGCGTAATAGTCCCCTGGTGAAAAATTTCACTGGACACAATCTCTTCGCAAGCGAAGATATCACCTGACCGGGTGACATCCCCAACACTCTTTGACATGCTACATTTAGAAATCTGGGAAATCATCATGTATTTTGAAAAAGAAATAAACAAAAGAAAATAAAATAGCCCTTAAAATAAAAGAAAATAGTAATGATCTCGAACAAGTAAACACAACGAATACTGCCTGATGACAATACTACCGATTGTGTGAAACTAAATTCAAAATCAAAACTAGAATAATTCGCAACTGAGTAATGCAGGAAATCTGGGTGGCTAACCCCAGACCCCTCCTAGGTAATGAACCCGTAAGCTGACGCGAGACACCGGTAATTAACCGTAAACTTCTCTCAGCATGCCTCATGCCAATCGTTCACAACGAACTGATCACCAAACCTCAGGTGTGTTAAGCCCTATCAGTTTAATCCCTTCCTCGGTCAAGGGTTCGGGACCACAAAATATATCCCCTTATGGGGTGTCCGATTCGGAACAGTCAAACTACGACTCCGTTCCTAGCCCAATTTGTTATAGCATAATTGACTAGGCATCTTCAGGCATTCACTGCAAAACTTCTCGTAATAGGTAATGCAGCCCTGACGATTAGGCGTCTAACCCCTTGCGTGGGTGTAGAGATTGCTCTCGGACAAGATTTTCTCACGTCATCTTGGTAAAATTATTGTATGACCACTTGACTCTCCTATCTTAAGTATATTATGACAACGGCACAATTCATTGATCGTGCGGAAGCCAAAGGACCTAAGGAGCCCAAGTGTCCACTAAGGAGGCTAAAAGCCCGCTGGCGTGGTAAACGAATAATCCCAAGTCTAACCGTGGTACTCGATCTTTCTATCCTATGGTAGACGGTAAAATGAAACAGTTCATCACTAATGGATCGGCAACTACGTACCCAACCTTGCACCTCGTGCTTAATCTGGAAACGGAAGAATTCCAGTCTGATGGCCATAACTCTCCATCAGTAGAGGGTGAGATGAAAAATCTCTATTGCGGGGCGAAAGCCCCGCAAAGGGGGAGCAGAAGCTCCCCCAAAATTTACTCTAGGGAAAACG